ATCAAGCAGATCAGCAAGAAAGCTAGGCTTTCATACTACAGTTAAGTCAAAACCACTTATTATTGACTATTTAAAGGAATTAATACGTGAGGATGAGATAAATATAAGAAGTCCTAAATTACTGGATGAGCTACAAACATTCGTGAATTTTCCTAACGGTAAGATGGCGGCTCAATCAGGCTCACATGATGACTGTGTTATGGCATTGGCAATTGCCTGTTTTGGGTGTAAGATGTTTCCAGCGTTACCTGAGTGGAATAAAACTGTTAATCGTAGATATATGAGACCAGAATTAAGGTTTTTTCAACCATCGGGAATATGAATAATGTAATTCAAGGAGATTTTGGTGGTAATCCTACCTTAAATCTTGATAAACTATATGATGACCTAGACCCTATACTTAATGAGCTAACTGAAGTAGCTTGTGACTCATTGGGTGAAGAAGAGGGGTGTTTATTTGTAGAGGCTTTATCAGAGGCTATACATAGGGTTGCAGATAAATTAGCGTCTAAAGTAGAGGTTACACAAAATATTGAACTTTCTATGGAAAATGGGGATACTATATCAATAACAAGGGATAACGGAGAAAAAAAATAAATGGCAGAATATGAATCAGCAGAACCAGAAGCAGTAGCTGTTGCTGAAGTTAAGGTAGTACAGGCAGAATTAGACGACTTTGCAGACGTAGTGCAGGAGAAGTTTGAGGAAGCTAAAGAATATCGTAGAGATCACGAAGAACATTGGGTGGAGGCATATGATGCGTACAGAGGGAAATACCCTTCAAAAATATCAAAGGCGAATGAATTGGCGAATGAAAGGGGTATATTTGTCAATCAAACTAGGCGTAAAACTAATTCAGCGAAGATTAAGATTAATACGTTATTATTTGAGGATGGGAAAGTACCGTTTAGCATTACGCCAAGCCGTAAGCCCCGGTTTTATCCTCCCGATATACAGGTGCCGCCGGACAGACCTGACCTGCTTGAAGATGCGATTCTTGAACGGTCTAAACAGATGGAGTTTAAGATTCGTGACATACTTGAGAGAACTAACTATAACGAGCAAGTTCAACACTCTATTCACGAAATGTGCTTATATGGCACAGGATGTACAAAGGGGATTGCCCTTGAATATAAAAATTTTCCTGTCTACACTACGGTTCAAACTCCAGATGATATGGTGGCGGTTGAGTCATATTTGGAAAAAGAATTAATGCCCACGGTTAAATTCGTGAGTATATGGAATATATTCCCATCACCAGAAGCAATTAATGCAGAAGACGCAGATTATGTAATTCAAAGATCATTCCTTAGTAAAATACAACTCAGAAAACTTGCAAAAACAGCAGAAGGTTTTGTACCGGGTACCCTTGATAAGGTTATTGAAGAAGAAATTGGGCTTGCAAGAGGATATGATGTTAGCGAACACCCAAAGAAATTTGATGAATCATCATCAACAAGATTAAAGAAGTTTGAGGTTTTAGAATTTTGGGGTAGACTAGATGGTAAGGACTTAGCCCCTCATTTACCAATTGAATCAGAGGATATTCCAGATGCTATTTCTGTGGTAATTACTGTTATTGGTGATGTAGTTGTTAAGATAGCGGAAAATCCGTTTGATGACACCTTACCTTTCCATTTTTGTAACTGGCAAAAAAATCCAGAATCAATTTGGGGTGACGGTATTTATTATGCAATCAGAGATGCACAAGCGATACTAAACTTCAGTTATGCGATGATGGTTGAGGGGAAGTCCTTGTCAGCGGCTCCCTTAACAGTTATTGATCCCAACGCATTTGAACCGGGTACAGACACAGAACAGATATATCCGGGTAAACAATTCCGTGTAAAACCGGGCGCATCAGTACGTGATTCATTCTCCTCAGTACAAATTCCAGACGTAACTAACGGACTACTACAAGTAATACAGCAACTTGAAAGAGAAGCAGACCTAGACTCAGGCCAGACAAGTATAGGGTATGGCGATATGTCACCTGCACAGACTAAGACTGCTACAGGTATGTCAATCCTAAATAGTAATGCAAATAGACAAACAGCAGATGTAGTACGTTCTGTTTCTGCGATGATTACTAAAAATATAGGAGCTATATATAGGTGGTTAATGGTTGATTCCACTGATATTACTATTAAAGGGGATTACGAAGCAATATCCACAGGATACGAACAGTATGTTGCAAAAGAAGTACACAACACACAGCTTATTAATTTTTTACAGGTAATAGGTCAATTTCCTGAAATAAAGCAGTATCTCAAGAATGAAAACTTTACAAGACCATTACTCCGTGCATTTAATATGGAGCCAGATAAGGTAGTAAAGACAGAAGAAGAAGTAACAAAGGAGATGCAACAACAGACGCAGTCACAGCAACAGCAAATGCAACAACAATCAGAAGCGGCACAGCAAGCGGCTATGCAACAACTACAAGCTCAGGCACAGCTACAATCTCAAAAAATACAAGAGCAAACACAGGCAGAGATAACAACAACACAACAAAAATCCTTAATTGAGGAAAAAAGTAAAGTATCTGAGGATCAGCGTAAGCTAGAGATGCAAGAAAGACTTGAGCTTATAAAACAAGGGAATATACTTCATCCAGCTAATTTAGAAAATGACAGTATATTACTGCGTGAAGTTATGGGAGAACAGGTAGATGCTGAACAAGAACAATTAGAAATAGAACAACAACAGATGATGGAACAACAGATGGCGGAACAACAAGCAATGGAACAGGAAGCTCAAATGGACTACGAAGCGGCAGAAGGGGGAATGCCTCCACCTCCACAGGAAGGAATGCCACCTGAAGGTCAGATGCCGGAAGACCCCACAATGGCTGGCCCAGCACAAGAGAGACTACAGGGCGGCCCTGATGCACAACAAATACAACAAAGGGAGTTTGCGGAGAATGCCCCGGAATGATGTACTAGCAATGTTGTCTCAGTCTCCGGGCTGGCAACAATACAAAGAAATAATTGAAAAAAAGATACAAGATGCATATGATATAATTAAATCAAAACAACTGGTTGACCAAGAATCAGTTTCAAGGCATAATGTATCTATTGGAAAAATACAAGCATGGCAAGAAATGCTTGATATTGCAGAAACAAAATAGTATAACAGGAAGACCCTCACACCTCATATAGAGGCAGGGATAATTTTAAAAACCAATCCGTAATCGTATCGGGACATTGGAAGGAGTAATATGTCGGAAGAAAATGAGGTACTTGAAGAGGTAGAAGAATCTGAAGAAACTGAAGAAACTGAAGCCTCAGACGAAGAACTTTGGGAACAGGACGAAGAAACCGTTCAGGAAGAACCTACTGAAGAGGACACCCCTCAAGAAGAGGAATCTAAATCAGAGGAAGAAGAAAAGTCAGAAGACGAAGAAGAGCCTGAAGAACCACAGCATGATTATGAAGCTCGTTACAAGGATTTAGAGAAGGAGTTTCATAAAAGGAATGAAGAGTCTGCAAGACTACGTGAAGACATCAATGAGTTTAGGCTTAGGGATGTTGAGCGTGAGCAAGTATTAGATAGGGTAAAAAAAGGTCTACCAGAAACGGAAGAACCTAAAGTTGACCCTAAAGATGCGGAAAAATTCTTCAATAAAGAAGATAAGCAGACAATGGAGGAGTTCTCTGAACTGTCTTCTACATTTCGCAAAATGATTCAGCATGAGATGGCAAAACAGGGTACTACCCTATATGAAGCTACCATACAGGCTCAAGAGCGGCTAAAAAATTTAGAAGAACAGAACAAAGAAAGTAATTATCAAAACTTTCTACGTTATCATGAAGGTTATATGCTTGATAACATAGGAGATGATTACAGAGATATAGATAAAGACCCTGATTTTCAGTCGTTTGTATTAGCTAGTCCAGCTATGACAAAGATGATGACAGAGTCAACAGACCCTATAGATCACGCCTCCGTTATGCAGTTATTCCTATCCACCGAAAAAGGTGGATCAGCGTGGAGACCCCCTAAAGAAGAAGAAAAGCAAGTCAAAGCAAGTACCAAGCGACAAGCTAAGAGAACAGCGGCGACTGGACTTTTAGGAAACTCCGCTCCAGTAAAGAGCAAGAATATGGACAATTTGTCCGATGAAGAATTGTGGGATGCCATCCCCGAATAACTAATAACTAATTAAAGGAGTAATATTATGGCGGCTTATGGTGGAACAGGATCAGTAAGCGGCTCTTCTTATGGTGATCTCAGTAAGAATGATGCGTTTACGATTCAAAAAAAGATGCTTCCGATTGCGAAGCGACTGTTGACTTTTGCAAAATTTGCACAGAAGGAAACAAAACCCCAAAAACAGGGATTAGAGATTAGACACCGCAGATATGAGAGGTTCCCAATTGTGGACACTCCTATCGCTGAAGGTGTAACCCCGGACTTCTCAAGTCTTGAGCATACAACTTTGATGCACACGTTGAAGCAATACGGTTCATACGTGAACACCACTGATGTACAGCTTGCGGCGGCGGCTGACCCGGTGTTAAAGATCATATCAGAACGGCAAGCAACTCAAGCTGGTGAGACAATTGACTTTCTCAGCTATAAAGTCTTCCGTGCTGGCACACAGGTTAAGTATGTAGGAACATCCGCATCTGCTCGTTCAGATGTTGATATGGGTATCGGTGGTGTTGTACCAGCGGTAAATAACCCCGGTGCTAATACACCTACTCTTCAGGCAATCCAAACGGCGATTCGTGCGCTTGAGAACAACGATGCAGGAAAACTTAAGTCAAAGTTGAAGGCATCTGTTGGTATTGCCACAGAGCCAATCCGTGAATCTTACATTGCAATTTGCCACCCTGACCTCCGTCAGGACATTCAGGCACTTCCCGGTTTCGTATCGGTAGAGAAGTACTCTGACCAAGGCGATGCAATTGAGGGCGAGATTGGTGGCGTGGAAGGTGTACGTTTCATCACTACAACTCAAGCAGTTCCATTCAAGGATGCAGGTGACACTAATGGTGTTGCTAA